AGTATCTTTCTCTCTGAGCTCTTTAAGAAGCTCATTCACTTCGTATTCACTTATTCCTAACTTCTCTGCATAGAACTTTTTACTCTTCTTCTGCGTTAATAACTCTTCTAATCGATATAGCAAGCTTTGATTTTCAGACATATGTATTCATATTAGTTAAAAAATATCGTAAAGATAAACAATAGTTTTTATATATTCCAAATAATTTTAGTTAGAGGTGTAATTCTTTATAACCAAATTAGTTATAAATAAAAACTCCCCAAGGAAATCCTTGAGGAGAAACTTTGTAAAACCAACAAAACAAAGTTTTTTATGTTAATGTAGGACCAGTTGTAGTGGTTGTAGTGGTTGGTGCTATTGTAGTAGTGCTAGTAGAAGTACTTGTGCTTGTGCTGGTTGTTGTACTTGGTGATGTTAATGTTACATCAATATAGTTTGTACAATCTCCTATAGAGACTACCCTTATAATAGTTGTGTAATCAGGCACTAGTGCAGAAGGATATCCTGCAAGTAATGCTGATTTAGACACTCCTATTTCAAATGCTGATGTATAACCATCTAAGTTTGAAAACAAATTGAAGGGGCCTGAATCAGCCCCAGCAACTGTTAATGTTATTAATACTGTCATATTGTTTTATTTATTTATATTATGCTGGACAAAGTGGTTGAGGTAGTTGTTGTAGGACCAATCCCACAGCAATTAGCTGTATAGGTTGCTGTAGATTCTGATACTGCTGTTGGAGTACCTCCTACTAATATATATAATAAAGGAGTTGATCCTCCAAAATTATCTACACAAATCTGACCTGTACCTGCACCTCTACTTGTTGTTGTCATTCCATCCACACATTCCATATATGTAATATATACTAGATCATTATCTGAAGCAACTATATCTACCATACTAATATATGTATTCCAATAAGTACAACGACATAACAAACAAATACCTTCTAAAGTTGTACTTGCTGGATAATCATCACTTATAAGTGGATTCTCTGCACATATTATTTCTGCAGGACCTTCTGAAGGAACAACAATATCAACTATTAAACTTCCACCACATTCTATATATTGTACTGTATGGGTAGCTCCTACAACAGGATTTACTGTATATGTTGAACATCCTGATGATGCAGCTGTTGTAGTAGTGGTTGTTGTTGGAACAACTGTTGTTGTACTAGTAGATGTAGAAGTAGAAGTAGATGTGCTTGTAGATGTACTAGTAGAAGTACTAGTTGAGGTAGAAGTGCTTGTAGAAGTGCTTGTAGAAGTGCTTGTAGAAGTGCTTGTAGAAGTGCTTGTAGAAGTGCTTGTAGAACTTGAACTTGTAGTGGTAGTAGTTGGACAACATATATTAAGTTGATTATCTATATTAAGAATTTCTTCTGTTATAATCATTACATCCTCAGTAATATTTGTTATACTCTCTGTAAGTGTAGCTACATTAGTAATAGCAGCACATATAACATTGTCAAACTTAGTAAGGATTGTATTTAATCCATCACAAGTTTTTATATCTGTACAAGGAAGTGGAGTGCTATCATATGTGACAGCACTCGTTCCTATTATTGTTGTGTTATTTGTTTGAGAACAATTAGCCATGTTTTATATTTATATTGTTGTCGTAGTAGTAGTGGTAGGTGTAGTACAACATCCGCCTAATGTTACAGTTGATCCACCTTCAATTGAACTACATAATCCTTCTTGTATAATATAAATATTTGTAGGACAAATTGGAGTTAGAGTATTAGAAATACATATATCATTAAAATAAACACCTGCCACTGTATAAGGTGCTCCTCCAATACAAGGTGTTTCTGGATCACAGAAACCATGTCCATCACAATCTTGATATGAAACATAAACTGTACCATCATCAGAAGCATCAATATCAGCTTGATCTATAGTTACTGTTCCACTTAAACAAAGACATGCTGTAGTAGTAGTAGTTGTTGTTGGTGCCACTGTAGTAGTGGTTGTAGTTGTTGGAGTAACTGTAGTAGTGGTAGTTGTAGTTGGTGTTACGGTGGTAGTAGTAGTAGTTGTTATTGGTACAGCAGTTGTGGTTGTTGTAGTAGTTGGAGTTACAGTAGTGGTTGTTGTTGTAGTTATTGGAACAGCAGTAGTAGTACTAGTTGTTGTTGCAGGTTCTGGACAACCTTCACTTAATATATTATCAATATTAATTATCTCACTATTAATATTCAATATCTGAGTAGTGATATTACCAACCTGAATATTTAATGCATTAATCTGAGAAAGTAAGTTACATATGATTGAATCAATCTTTTGTAATATTACATTCAATGTATCACATGGCTCAGCAATTATACATGATAATGCAGGACCATCATAAACAACAGTACTAGATGCAGTTAGAATAGTTGAACATGGATTGTTATTGTTACAACCACTATTACTAATCACAGAACTACATCCACATGGATCATTTATAACTACATTTGAGCAGCTAGGATTTACTGGTAAAAAAGGATATATCATGTCTTATTAATTTATTAAGGTCTGTATTGAATATAGTAACAACCAAGTCCAGCTTGAACATTTGAGTGACCACCATTACCACCTGTAGAAGCATTTGAAACAGTTGCAGTTATACCTGTAAGTGATTCTGATGTTTGATAAATTTGACCATCACCATTAAGTCCTGTTGCACTTATTTGAGCACTTGCAGGAACTGTAGTAAAAGGAATAATACCATTAGCACTTCTTAATGTATTTGTCGGTTGAGAAATATCATCAGAAAATAAATGTCTATGTTTAGGATCAGTAATATTAACAGTAGCAATATGTGTATGTGCTGGTATTTGTGTAACACCAAGAACTGTTTGATTTGATGTTGATCCTGATCCTCCTAATGTATACAATGGATTAAATGGAGAAGATCCTGGATTAGTAGCAATTGGTAATGTTAATCCTAACATACTACCATCTGTTGTACCTACACCCACTCTACCTCTTTTATCTGGTGTAGCATTTTGACCGTTACATAGATATATTTTTTCCCAAGGACCTGTTGCAATACCTGCACCAGTTACATCAAAGTTACCAGCAATATCACCATAATATTCAACTACAGCATAAGGAATCATTCTGTTATAATATTTTGTAGATCCACTACCACTACCAGCTATGTATGCTGCAATGTATGCATCTATTTCATCTATCCTTACATAGTTTGTTTCAAGATCAAGAGCAAGAGCAACTAGATCAACTTCTAATGCACAAACTTTATTTATTACAGCTTGTACAATTGCATGTGTATCTGAAGAAGCTGTAACACCTGTTAAACATCCAATTGTATAATCAGCATTTAATATAGCAAGTTCTGCTACAATAGTATCAACTTGTTCTTGAAGATCACAAGCAGAAGCAATAAGAGCTTTTGATATATCTACAATAGAAAGATCTCCACACGTAGGAAGATTAGCTTGTACAAGAGCACAGATATCTACTCCAGTAAGATCTATCTTTATTCCTGTACCATCTAATGTAGATGTAAGGAATGTAATCAATGCTTGTTCTATAAAAGATAATGAATCACCAGTTTGGATTCCTAGAACAGGAACATCTATTCCTGTATATTTAACACATCTGTCAGAGACAATCTCTGTACATCCGTTATAACAATTTGAGCAATTGGACATATTATTTTATTTTTAAAAGGTTTAATGTATTAAGTTTATACTGGAGGTATTAAATTGACTGTACTACATTGTGGAGCAGATGATGCTCCTGATGTATTAAAAGTTGAAGTTTGTATTAAAGTTAATGCATAAGGACTAGATAAATTTACTTCTTTCACAGATCCAGAACTACCTAAAATATATAACTTATTATTATCTTCAATTAATCCTAATGGATATTCAGTTGTATAATATGAAGATATGTCAGAATCTACTTCTTTTACTCCTGTTATTCTATCATATTGAGTTAATTTATATATAAAACCATTTTGTGTTATACATATAACTTTACCTGTTGTACTCAGTACAATATCACCAGATATTAAATAATCAGTATCTAGTGTAGCAATTGTATCGGTTACAATAGCAGTAGAACCAGTTATATCAATTTCTATAATTGTATTAGGTACTAAATTTATTTGATTTGTTGTAATTAATTTTGTATTGTCTACAGCACATAATCCTGCACCTAAATATACACCAACTGGATAATTGATATATCTATTAAAAACTATAGTCCAAGGACTTAAAGTTATTGTATACTCTGCTATTTTTGCAGTTGCATTATCATATATCCATATTCTAGTTGTAGTATTAGCTATATCACGACTATATATTGTAGTTAATAATGGTGTAACTATATTTGTACTTATATCATATGTAACAATTGTACCATTATTATCATTAATAAATATTGCACATTCTGATAATGAAAAACCAGTAGTACTAGAACTTGTTGTAGTTGTACTTGGTTCTACTGTGGTAGTAGTAGTTGTTGTAATTTCACAATCACCTCTTACTGAACAATTTGAATATAGAATAGTATATGTACTATCTATAGTAGGGAAGTATACAGGAAGATCATTTTTATAATAGAATAATTGTATATTTCCTAATGCTACTGCTAGATCAATACAGAAAACATCATTTCCTGCAATTGTATAATCAGCGTCTATATCTCCTCCACCACATGCACTACCTTTTGAAGCTCTTAAATAAACTGTATTATTAGCTTTTCCTGGTACAGGTGTATTTCCTGTAGCATCATCTAAATCTGTTTGAGATATATTAACATTCAAACATGAACAAGCAAAAGGATAAGCTGTTGTAGTTGTTGTAGTACTACTAGTAGAAGTTGTTGTTGATGTACTAGAACTTGTACTAGTGGTTGTGCTAGTTGAACTTGAACTTGTTGTTGTTGTAGTTGGTACTGCAGTTGTACTAGTGGTAGTTGTAGAACTAGTAGAACTAGTAGAACTAGTAGATGTTGTTGTAGTGATAGGAAGTGTACTTGTACTAGTTGTTGTAGGATTTGCAACAATTGTAATGTCACAAGGCTCTTCTAAACAACGTTCTAATTCATTACATCTACTAACACAACCTGCTGTAATGCGTATAACTCTGCTAGCTATCATAGCTACAGAGTATTGATGCACATAGTTAGGATTACAATACTTGTGAGTAAGTATCCTTTTGTATGCTATTAATTGAAGCATGTCACCAGCAGGTATAGGTTGATTCAACATATATGAAACATTGTTGTACAAACTATTACCAAGCTCAGCTAACTTGCAATTTATTTTTTTAAGTAAATCAGGGATGTTAGAACACTCTGGGCAATTTGTTAGTCTTGGTGATAACATGATCTCAATTTTATTTATTTATTTAACTTAGAAGCACAGTGTGCACATAATCCATTTGTCAATTGACAACCGCACCCCACTTTAGCTCCACACGAATTACATTGTGCCATAATTAATAAAAGTTTAATTGGTAGTTGTTACCTGAACAACCACAGTTGGATTTAAGAAAATTGTTTAACATATTATCTGCCTGAGCATATAATGTATTTGATTCATATTCTGCACAATTGTTAGCTGCAGCAATCGCTCCTTGAATAAAGAAGTTGATTGTATTCAATTGTACGCTAGATTGAGTTTTAAGGGCTCTATCACACTCCATCATATTTAATTGAAGAAAAGCATTGTCGAACTTCTCTTGAAGCTTCTCAACACGTAATATTGTTCTTTCTACATAATTTGCATATGCAGGAGCTACAGAATATTTTAATCTATACACTCCATCAGGAAGAGGTTGATTACAACCAGCATCTGTAATTCCTAAATTAGAGGATGTAAATACATTTAGCTCATTTGGAACAAAGGGTAATATTTTGGTTCCGAATCCTGGTATTTCAATCTCAATAGATGGTGCTGACACCACTGGAGGATTGGTAGGATATACAGAAGCATCTGCAACACCAATTGTAAGTACACTATAAGTAGGGACTACTATTATATCTAATTGTAAGTTTGCCATGTTTGTTTTATAATAAATATGCCAGAGGAATATGAGTAGTATCCTCTTTCCCCTGGCATAGGTTATTTAATAATATTTTACTTCTGCCTATCCTTAAGGAATGTTAGTAGAAGTTGTAGTAGTAGTAGATGCAGGAGCACTAGATGTAGTAGTTGTAGTTGTAATACAAGCATTGTTATCTAATACTGTTCCTAAAGCAGCTTCTAATACAGTTTCAATTGCAGCAGCAATACCACTTGTTACAGAGTTTGGAGCAGCGATGATCACTGTAGAATCTTCCATAATGTAATCACCCCATTGATATGCAGATTTATCATATTCATTGAATTTGATATAGTACGTATCATATGTAACACCACCAGATACCCAAGACTCAAAGTTCTCATTGTAACCGTTCATTCTGTAAAGGTGTTTCAAGTAACCAGCTTGGTAGCTGTAGAAGTTTTTCTCTAATTGAGCAATCTCAGCAGTTTGTCCTGTAGAATATGAAGCACGTTGAGTGATCACAGGTTGAGCAACAAAGTTACAACGATCTGCAACAATAAAGTCAGCAGTAGTAGCTGGACCAGCATAAACGAAAGTTCTGAAAGACATTCTGTCATATTCAAAAGGGAACGCAGCGATATCACAAGGTTGTCCATATACGGTCAATGGTTTTCCTGTAATACGAAGAATAGTTCCACCTACATTTTCAAATGTATAGAACGTAGAGAAAGAAATGTTATCAGGGTTGTTTCCTGGAGCTTTCAATTCTAATTGATAGATCAACTCATCAATGATAGTAGATGTAGATACATCAGCACATGGATTAGCATCACAATCACAACAAGGAGCTTGGATAGTTACCGAACGAGTGAAACCATTGAAATACAATGTACTAATGTAGCTAGAGAAAGCACGTAATGTTAACGTGATAACTTCTCCACATTGTACAGTGAAATCAGTTACATCAGTAATTTGATTAGCAGCTGTTGGGCATCCTGATACTTTATACCATTCAGTTACGTTTTGTCCTGAACCAGCATTGTTTTTACCAGAGATTCTGTCAGATCTTTTTGATCCTTGAAGGTAAGTGTTTGTTCTACCTTGAGCAACGTAAAAATAAGGAGATGCTGCAATGTTAATAGCAGTAGCCAAATCATAGTTACTTTTAAAAATACCTACTTGTCCTGCTGTCAAGTTTTGTGTTGAGCCAGAACTAGGGAGTGCAGTTTGCCCTACTGGAACCACGAAGAGCGTGGTTAATGAAAAATCAGCCATTTTTATTTATTTAAATGTTAATAAAGTTTATTCGTTTGTTTGTATTCTGAACTGTGCACTTTGTACTGCAGCAGAATTTTCAGTATACATTGCTAGATTTTGTACTGTAAGATCTAACAGTTCATCTTCTAAATATAATTCAAGTTCACAATCTTGATCAAATGATGGTTCCCCATCTAACATAATATATCCTGTCTTGTTTATATACACTGGATATCTCATATACATTATGTAAACTTTTGTTGGGATAAATGTACCATCTGTAAAGTAACTTATCTCATCTGATGACAAAGAGTTGAACGTTTCTTGATATTCAAAACTTGGTTTGTAATGATCATTGTTTAATATAAACTGAAGATCACCATGTTTAGCAAGATCTCGATTGATCCAAATCTTTCTATCTTTACACCTACCTTTGTCTGCTAGTATATATGAGTCTATGTAGAACATATATTGTGGACTAAGTTGATGTACATACGTACACCATTGATTCAATTCAACATTCTTTAATGTAAGATCTAAAGGCTGATGATTATAATTCATTATAAGACTTTGTAAGTCTTCATAACGTTTCTTAAATGAATCTTGTCCTAATTGACTAGCAATACTTATTCCATCAATCTTTTGTTTTATCAACTTAATCTGAGCCTCATTCAAAGCTAAGATCTTGTCTTCTAATTGAATCTGTTGGTGCTCATTAGTTGATAGTTTATTTAGTTTCTGATCGATCTTGTATAATAAACTATCTACTGGAATCATATTCTTTTATTTTTTAAACTAGCTCCTTATACAGAAGCTAGCTTTTTAGTTTTTAATTTACCTTCTAATGTCAACAACTCATCTTGGTTATCATCATCAGCTAAGAATCTAATTAAATCTTCTTCGTCTTTTGCTATTTCAAACTCACCTTCGTAAATCTTACCGTTAGGTTTGATTCTATAAACTGAATGTGTTACAGCTTGTTTAACTAAATCTTTAATATGGAGTAAACCTTCTTTCATGTCAGCAAATCTATTGAACACTTCAACTGGATTCAATCCTGAATATTTACCATTCTTGAATTCTGTTTGTTTCAATACATTATCTACTAAGTTGTATACAACTTCTTCTTTTGTTTCTTCTGTTACTGGAAGACCTAAAAGTCTTGCAACTTTTTTCTTCTTCTCAGGAGTCATAGAATCAAACTTAACAATAGCTTTGTTGATCAATTGTTTTTTCTTGTAGATCACTGCATTCTCTATCTCATCATCTACAACGTAGAATTGTGTGTCAGCAGCATATTCTCCTCTTTCCCAAGCTTGGTAGGAAGATGCAATTGTTGGATGTACTCTTAACCATGAAAAAGCTATCTCTTGAAAAGGAACTGATAGATCAAAATAGTTATCACCATCCATTAACTTAACTGATTGAACGTGTGTTTGGTCATCTGTTGAAAGTGACAAACCATAGTTCCAGAATTGTGAACGAGGTCCTAAATCAATATCACCTATCTCATCTTCAAGTTTTGCTCTAAGAGTTTTCACTCTTTCGATTTCTAATTCTCTTTCTAAAGGATCAGCGATTCGTTTAATATAAGAAGCATTCTCATCTAAGCCTGTTCTATATTTTCCATCTAATTCTTTATAAGGATACTTGAATACTCCTGTTCCAGGGATTCTTGTCATTCCTTTTTGCGCTAGCCCACTGTCCATTGTTTGCAATTGCGAACTGTTATACTCACGTTTGATCGTAGAGATTTTGCCTGTTTTACCCATAATGTAGTTTAATTAAATATTTGGTTTATTTTAGTTGCGTGGGTTGGACTCGAACCAACGACCTCTAGGTTATGAGCCTAGCGAGCTGACCAGCTGCTACTACCACACGATTTGTAGAGTGGTTCCACCGAAGGAACCTGAACATGGATACTATCCATTTCAACACTCTATACACAGACATGAAGTCTAGTGTTTGAGATCAATCCCCTCTAGGAGGGAGAGGAGGTGAGGGGATCTTTCTCGGAAAAAAGAGATGTGTGCTGTTCTATTATGGGAAGCATCACATCTACGTTTTTGTTATTAGAATTGTGGCATTTCCTCAATCAACACAGTTCTTGACAAATCTTCAATAAAGACATCACATCTGTCTTTCATCCAGATTTCGTATCCTGGGAATTTATTAGCAGAGCTCATACCTTGAGATTTAGCAAAACCTAAGTGGTGACGAGTACCATCAATATAACCCCAAGTCATAGAAGG